AATATCTCCCTCGTGATGAGTACGCATAATGTAAGCATCTGCCTGCCGATAAACATCACCTGTCTCAGTTCCGCCATATTTTGCAGTAAATTTTGTTCCTTCTGCCAGGAGATCATAAACATCATCGAATGATTTATTATCCCCGGCCGTTGGATCGTAAAGACCGCTGACGGAAAATTCCATGCCCTTGTAAAGAGGCATGAATTCTTTCCACCGATTTGTACTTTCACCGGTTGTGGATTCGGCCATATCCGCCTCTGCATCCATCGAATGCGAACGGTAACCTACAAGAATTTTACTGTCGAACTGTAATACAACCTTGTATCCTGCTTTTTTACTCATGATTATAAATTTTTAATTGTAGCTGTCTGCTGTTAATAAAATAATAGTCAATACTGTACTGTCATTGCTCCCGGCGTAATCTATCGTTTTTGCATCATTTGCAACAGGTATTAAAACCGTGTCCGCCTTAAAAAGCAGACTCTGGTTTGCATTTAATTCAATAGAAAACGTACTTCCGAAAAGCGGGTAAGGATTTGAAGCTCCCTGGCTGATTGTCATCGTTGCATCTGCATCATCTTCAACTGAAAATTTTACAGCCACGACAACATCGCCTGTCAAATCCAACGATTCACCAAGCGAATTCGTTAAACTTGTCAAATCCAGTGTCCCGCTGTTAATGACAGTATCGGCATAAACATTGTCTGCATCGTTGCGTGTTCCCCCGTCTGCATAATTGATCGTTTCATCCAAACCATTGATTTCCCAATATGCTGAAGTTGTAGGAGTTACAATGTTTTCAAAAACTGTCAGTTTACTTACAAGCCTTGCACTTCTTACGCTTGTTGTACTGTAAAGTGCAATGGCTAAGATAAATAAACCAACGAATCCTAATAATTTCAAAATAATTTTTTTCATTTTGTTTTATTTAAATAGTTTGTTCCAAAAAGTTTGACATTCTTAATTTCCTGATTATGTTATAACTACTATCGGTCATTTCCGTTTCATGCTCCGAGCCTTCGAATTGTGATGTAAGACACCGGAAATTGTCCATATTAAATGAATCCGGGTCATCCACAAGTTCTATTACCTGCTCGAATATCGTATTTACTTTTTCCTCATCACCCTCACTAACCGCCTGCATCGATACGATTTGCATCGCGACGGTAACATTATAAAGAACTTCCGCACCGGTATTATGATTAGCCATATCTTCAATGTATAAAAGCACATACTCGCTTGTGCGCTTCGGTATCCGCGTTCCGATTACAACAGTAGAACCGTTCAGAAAAACCGAACCGTTTAAAAGGTTATAATATGCCTTCAATATCTGTTGTGCCGGATCGCGGTATCTCATAATACTTTGGCTAATAATTGTTCAAAATACCTGCAAGCGTATTTCCATGCCGGGTACATATAAGGATGCGGGTGTGTGCCGGGGTGCTGAACTTTTTTTCCATAAATGGCATATCCCATTGATGCACTTTTTCCTCCTGCATTCCATCCTGCCGGTGCTCCACGTTTCGGGCCGGCGAGGACTTTTTTTGTCCTTATCCTTATCGTATGAGGCCTTGTACCTTCTTCAAAAGCCTGCGAATAACCGGCATGGCTTGTGACTTCTCCTGTCAGACCGCCGGATGTTATCCTTTGAATAATATTGTTTACCAGGTAACTGCTTTTCACTTTTGATCTTGCAGTATAACCACGTACTTTCTTTTTTGCCATTGTCAGCATTTTCGCCGTTGCCGCTGCAAGTATTTTCCGGAATTCACCGTCTTTTTTTCTCACAAAGCGTTCAATGTCTTTCTGGAATTTTGCCGAATCGACCTTCATTGTTATCATCTCGCAATTGTTAAATAAACCCTGTCGTCATCCATATAATAATCTACGATCTGGTAATTATTGTTATCATAAACAACCCTGCAATCCGAATCCACATTTATATTGCGTTTTCGCATTTCAACTTCATAAACCTGCGTGTAATTCAACTGTCCATATTCCATTTTCTTTGTCCAACTGGCAGATTTCACAGAAGCCCAGGAATTATACAGTGTACTCCATGTATTTGACCAACCACCAATCTCATTTTCATCTTTTGTACGTTTTTGAACAGTAATTCTTTTATTATACTTTGTCGGTCTCACAGGAAATACTTTTTGTATTTATTTAAAATTTTCTCAATCGATCCCAGGATTTTAAATTCGTAAAAGTCATCCCGGTTATCATACCATTGCTTTACCTGTTTTTTAATCGCATCTTCAATGTCTTTCGGCAAATCCTCAGTATCGTCATGTCCGTACCCGGCTTTGAATTCTACTAAAAGATCGTACTTGCTTTCAAAAGTTAAAAACGGGTTAGGGATTGTTGCCATGGATCCGGTTATGATCTCAATCTCATACAATCCCCTTTTCCAATAGTCTGTATTTAAAGTCAATTCTTCTGTTTCGCCCTCGTAATCAACGGTTTCAACCTTATCTACTGAAATAACAGGACTGATAGGAAGCACGTAAGGTTTATCATTATAACGGAATTGACATTGATAGGTCTTTTCAACAAATGAAAGACCGGTTATCTTTTCAAAATGAACCCTGCATGCAGAGATCATATTATCTATCAATGCAAGCTCATCCTCATCGCCGTCTTCATATTTGAGAAAACCTGCAATATCCGATGAAGATAAAACCTCAGTTTCCATATCCGTTTTTATCCTTACATCCATTTACCTGACTTTTTTCGGACGTCCGCCTTTAATATTATTTGTCGTTATTGGTGATGACGCTTTTTCCTTCGTTTCACCGGTATCTTTTTCCTGTTTGGTTTGAGAAACAGACTTATCCTCTTTCTTTTCAGGATTGTCGGAAACTTCATCTTTAAGTTTGCCTGCCTTTTTCAATAAATCGGCTTCATACTTAAAAACAGAGATTATTTTCCCATCCGTAAGTTCAACATCAACTTTTTGCCTTTTCTCAGCAATCCTTTCAGCAGCAGCCTTTTCTGCTTTTTCTCTACGTTCCCTTTCTCTGCGTTCTTTTTCTTTTTCCCTTTTGTCTTTTTTTTTCGCTTCGGCATCTGCTTTTTCCTTTTCTGTTTTTTCTTTTTCAGCAGCTTTATTATAAATTTCCTTTCTTGAATCTTTCAAGAGTTTAGCCTTTTCCAGACCTGCAATTTCATTATCAAAAACATCGATAATTCGACCGTCCTTTAATGTTACTTCGACTAATTTTCTCATAATCAGTTATTTTAAGGGAAGGCCGAAGCCTTCCCATGTTATTAATCTTTCTTGCGTAAGCAAGCCGTTAATTCTTCAAGTTCCATCTTTGCATCTGATCCGCCACCGGTAAATGTTATACGCAAATATCTCCAACCCACCGGGTATTGCTTTGTCAGTGTATGTGTCTGAGCTGCAACATTAAATGTATCTGCCGTAACGGTAATCGTATCATCTACAAGCCAGTCATCAACGTCAATAGAATCAATCAGTCCATTGACATAATCAGTTCTTTCAGGTTTCGTGATTGCAAAAGCTGCAATCGAAATACTTTCACTTGAAGGATAATTAGTAAACTGTAAAACAGTGTCAGTTTCACTTAAATACCATGTCTGAGCATCACCGACAGTATACCAGTTACTCTCGTCATTCGAACCGTATATCTGTACTGTGAAATCACTGGCGTCACCGGCCGAATCACAACTTGCCTGAATATCATAGTAATAAAGGAAATTCTTTCCGACATAAATGTCGAAATTCTTAGCTGTGGTACCACTTGCAGTGTCACCATCCACACCGGTATAGCTTTTGTAAAATTCATTTGAATTAAAGCGTATAACCTGCGAATTTGCAACAAAAGCAAATGCAGCTAAAATCAGTAATATGTTAATTAATCTTTTCATAATTTTACCTCCTTTTTATGATGTTCCGATTAATTCTTTTCCTGCTGCAAAAGTACCCCCTACGAAAGCATATTCATCGGCAGCGGTAATTTTCAGCCCTGCAATTCTCATACTTGCAAGTACAAGCACAAGATCGTTCAGTACGTCATCTTCATTCTCATAATGAAATGAGATTCTCATATTACGCTTCACATAAGCTTTTGCCCTTGAGAAATCACCGACAATAAACTGATCTGCTCCAAGGTCAAGATTTGTAACGATCTTGATCCCGTTAAAGAAATTACCATCGGCAGATAACATCGGATGCTTAATATAAGTCTCAATTGAACTTTTTATAAGCTGCATATTAATCCTTTTTCCAGGATTCAGCATAAGAAGGTTAGGCATATATCCTTTCTTTTCTGCATCAGAGGTTTTGCCGTTCATGACCTGAAGTATGGCTGCTGCCAAAAGATCACCGTCATTCGGGTTTGCAACGGCATCAAAATTCGCCGGTTTTGCAAATGCCTGGTAATACTCATCGATCCCTTTCAGGTGTGTATCACTTCCAGAACCACTCAATAGTTCTGCTTCACGTTCGCGAGGGATGCCATTTGCCATCAGGTCATTAACCTCGGAGGTAATATATTCGAAATCTTCCAGTGCGGATTTAGATACCTTCGTATAATCTTTGACCATCTTGATATCCATATTCTGCTTTGTCCAGGTTTTGGCACTTCCAGAGCTTGGTGCTGCATTTTCGGTTACCATTTCAGCAGAATCCGTGCGGGTCGTTTCTTCCCACCAGGACACACTGTCCCGTCCCTGCCCGATCACTCCTTTTGCGATATTATCCCATATCGGGGTAGGGCGCCAGGGTGCTGAAGAAACACCCACTTCGGTCTGCGTTTCAATACCTCCTGAATTGATATCATCGGTATCGATATCGGCAGCCTTCAGCTCAAATCCTGCAATCTCACCCCTGCCGGAAAAAGCTTTAACTTTTCCCTGAAAGTCTTCACTTTTTAGTTTTTCAAAAAGCTGTTCCCTCATGCTTTTGCCTTTGCGTGCCTGGTATTCACCAAGCTGTTTGAGCTGCGTGGAAATTTCATCCAAATGTTCCTGCTGTTTTTGAAAATCTTCTTTCCCGACAAGCCCGTCCAGTTTTTCAGTCAACTCGGCATGCTTAGTTTCAAGAGCGTCAAGATCAGCTTTTTCATTGATGGAAGATTTAAGATTTTCAATTTTGTCATTGAAATCTTTTTTTACATCTTCCGCCAATTTTTCAACTGTTTTTAATTCATCACTCATGATTTAAATTTTTAATTTGTTAAAAAAATGATTTATCAAAGCTGGTTCATCATCATCGAGTGCTGCCGGGTCTGTTGCCAGAGTGGCTAACGGGTCGTCATCAGACGAATCCAATAACTTTTTCAATTGTTCGTATAATTGTTCAATAAGTTTTCCTTTTTGATCGCTGTAATTTCCCTCCCTGATCATCATCTCAAGATCTTCAATTCCTTTTATGTCGATAAGGGGTGTTTCGCTGTTTGCACCCCAGCCATAAAGGGTTGAATATTCCCACAGTTTCCATTCCAGCACTTTACGTTCATCTTCACTATCACGTTTAATTGCATTTACACGGATTGAATGTTCAAGAGATTTGTCATTTTCAGCATAAAGCCTGTAATCTTCAAAAACATCCCTTCCAAGTTCTTTATTCATGTTAAGCTGCGATACGGCTATCGGCCCCCAGTCGTCTTCATACAGTTCAAGGGGAACGCCGACAAGCTTGTATATATCATGATTCAAAAAATGTTTAATACGATCAATATTATTTTTAAACGTCCTTTTAAATGAACCTTTAACAGATATGTCGCTGTCACTATCTTCATTATCAAACGAATTGATATAGATAGTTACTATACCTTTTTTTTCATCCAGATCCTTAACCTGGTATTCAAGATTTTTGAAAAGTATTTGCTTTTCCATTATTTTGTTTTTAAAATCCTTTAACCTCATATGTCATTGAGCATAAGCAGTTTATTGTATTCCCTGGTGATCCTGACGGGTCCCCGGGGTATTCAAGCCCTTCACCTCCAATATCAAAGCTCTCATTCATCCCAACTTTTTGCCCATCTGCCGCCGTGTGCCATTCACGACTCTGTTGTGCCATGGCAGAAAGCCAGACTTTATCATGATCAATCTCTGTTGATTTCACTCCCTCAAGACTTCCCCAGTTTGAAGCACGGTTCACCTCTGTACGAACAATTCTTTCCGTCCTGAAATATTTCATTTCATGCCAGGCACTTTTAATCCGGTCCCTTAACATTGTTTGCGCCCTTCCGGCTCCAAGTCCCTGCTCGACAATTTCAGGAATGATCCTGTCGCATAATTTCTGAATCAACAGAACAGATGTGTTGCCACATGCAACAATTTCACTCCCGACATAATCCCTCAGATAAACAAGGATATGATCCATGATAAGGCTTTCCATTATTTCCTCTTCACCTTGCTTTAACTCAATTTTTAACATCTTTTGAGCCTGTCGGCGGTCAAACATCGCAAAATCCAAAGCTGTTGACATGTACAGTCTTTTGTATGCTTCCCGGATCGCCTCATTATCCAGTGACGGCACTTCAAAGAACTCTATGTTTGATGTTTCATCAATCTTTTCATAAACCGGCTGGATATGTTTTTCCAAAGCATTCATAAAAACCGGCCTCATTTTTGACCGGTACGATGCTTTTCTCCGGTCTATGGTACGCCATTGTCTTGCCCGGTACGACATTTCAGAATCTCAATTTGTCAAGGAACGTTTCTATAAGCTGAGCCTTTGCAGGTTCAAACTCAATACATTTTATCTTGTGTTTTTTGAGCCAGTCTTTTGCTTCGGATGCTGTGAATACATCCTTATCAAATCTATATGACATAGTTGTCATGGTAGTTTCGTCATGTAATTTTCCCAAAAGCATTCTTATTCCATGATCAATATCCTTTGAACGAATCGTTTTTTTATCAAAATCCTTTTCATTACGAACATTACAGGAATGCTCTGATGGATAAGGCTTTAATATGTCCTTTTCATAGTTCACAATTGTACAAGTTTTGTTTCAAGAACTTTGCGTTTCGCTGTATATTCGCTCAGGTTATCGCCCTGAATAGAATCGGCACAGTCAGCTACCTGTTTTTTTAATAGCTCTGTGACCTGTTTTTTTGTGTATCTTCTTTCTTCAGTCATTACATTGCCTCCGGTATTTTATATTGTTCGTAAAATTTATCACTTCTTTGAATATCAGATGTTTCAGAAAAGTCAAGAGGTATTCGGTTTGCTGTTATATACCTCACTTGCATTTCCGGTTCTCCCGTAGGTTCTTCGCCAAGCATTTCAAGATACTGATCACCGGTTATGATACCATCCTGCCACATCTTCGAAACCCATTCTACTTTTTTAGCCTTTTCCTCCTGCAGGGCTTCAATCCCTGAAAAATCAGGTTTCAGGATCAGATCACCATAAGGCTTTAATATTTCTTCATTGATACCTTCACAGAAAGTGTTCACATCAGGAATGATCCTGTTTGTATAGATTGCCTTCGAAGCCTCGACCATGTTGTTGTAAATACTCGAAGACATATCATTAAAAAGTTGTGCCGGCACCTGCAAAAGATTGCAGAAAACCCTCCTACCATGCTCACTCATATTTATAACCTGTAGTTCCTGAAGATTGTCATATCCTATCTTGGTATATCCCATCCGGCCACTTTCTTTAACAAGAGTAAATATCGGGACGGTCATGTTGTTCACTCCCTGGTATTTTGTGCGATATCTTTCACGGAATTTGTTTTCCTGTTCATCTGTACTACTTCCGATATCTTCACCGCTTTTCCAAAGTATCCCCGGCGGGTGTCCATATTCGTACATCTTTGATGTTATCTCGTATCCCTTGTTCTGTGAATTAATAATATGCTTAGCAACCTTCACGGGGGATTGTCCCATGAAATTTTTCCCATCTTCAAAGTTCAATGTAGGAGCAAACCTCTCATGCCATACATCTGAAGGGTCTATTTCGTAAGTCTGGTTTATATCCAGTACGTATTTCCCGATAGGTTTGCGCCAGCCTGCTGATCTGATTGTTACATTTTGCGAAGGCATGACAATAAGGCCATCTTTGTTTATCCTGCCCCGGTTCATACCTTCCGGTAATTTAGGAGTGTAAACAATCATATTGCCAGTCACATAAGCAGAAATAACCCAATGCCGTTTAAATTCATTCCAGTTCTGGTAATAATTTGTTCTTTTCAGCCAGGTGATTTTTTCATTATCGGTACGTTCATATTCTTTACCCCTTTTTTCATGCAGGTAAAGAGGGACGGATGCAAACATGCCGGCCAGCTTTGTAATGATTGAAAACAGATCGGGATTGCCTTCGTAACCTTCCCTGACATAATCTTTCAGCTTGGAATCTTTCCCCAGTGCCATGCCGGATGAAAGAAATTCATACATTGCATGGTATAGCTCATTTTGCTGGGATACACGGAATTCCATTTCGGCTAACATGGCTTTCTGTTGTTCTATGACCTTCTGATATTTTTTAGATCCAAACATTATACGTTTTTTCGTAATCCTTTTTATTAAAAACTAATATATTGATATACAATTACTTAACTTTTCAAAACCTTTTAAAATGCCTAAAAATAGCCTGTTTTTACCATTATTAGCTTAAGTTATTGATATTCAGTAAATTAACTTCTTATTTTAAAGCCCTCTAAGCAATGATCTTTTAATACGAATATTAGTATATCACTTTATCTTGCAAGTGCAATACATCGTATTTAAATAAGTCGTTAAATTATTGATATTCAATTAATTATCATATCCAAACATTTGTGTCAACTTTTCGTTCAATCAGATCAAGTATTGCATAAACAAGTGCATCAACACGATTAGGACTATCGCCCTCTCCGGGAACCCAGGTTAACATTTCATTTTCCAATCTTATTAATCCGTCCATATGAAACACTTTACCCTGTTCGTATAGACTCACAACAGGCTCTGCTCTTAATGCTTTACCTTTTTTTGCAT